TGGATTCTGCTTTGACATAGTTCTTCTCGTCGTTGACTGCAAAGATCCACAGACTTAATTTCATTACCACCCAGATTATTACTAGCGGTAAGAAACATGCTACTAATATCATGGGTTTCATTTGTCAAAGGGCTCCCAATGTTCCCACCCATATTTATGAACTAGGTCCATACCTACGATAGGTACGACCACTAAAATATATGCTAGGAATGCAAGGGCGGGACCTGATTCCATCCAGTGTCTAACGAACAGTTGAACGTGGTTCATCGAAGTACTCGGGAAAAGGACAACCTTTAAACTTTTGAATCTCATCCACAGACAATACGAACATACAGGTAAACCCTAAACAAAAAGCAAATAACACCTGTGGGAAGTTGTAATTACAATCGTTTGCTGACGGATCTTCTGGTTCGTCGTCATGTGGAAATCGCATCTTCATGCTGGATAATCCCAGTTAGTAATAAAGTTTACTTTGTGAGATGGTCCCCAGACACCCTCACGATAGATGTAAGGGTTAGTTCTGACTCTACATTTGTCACCAGTACAAAGTAGATCATCCACAATTCTCCAAGATTCTAACACTTCCTCAGAATGAATGAAGTGTGATTGATCACCATTTAGAGCATCGTATAAAAGTTTTTCGTAACCATCGACACCTAACCAGTCTGGATATCTGTGAGACAGAGTTGCAAGTTCAACTTGTTCACCAAGACCAGGAGACTTCACATCAATCTGAATATCAAGGTGTGCATGTGGCTGAAGTCTCATCACAATACGTCCAGGTGTTTCACCTTCAAATAATCCAACAGGTGGTGCTTTGAGTTTAATAACAACCTCAACACATTGATAAGGCATCTTCTTTCCACTCATGAAGTAGAATGGAACACCCTGCCACCTCCAGTTGTCGATATAGATATCACCCGCAACAAAGGTTGGAGTCACACTCTTAGGATCTACACCTTGCTCATCCTTGTATCCTTCATACTGACCCGCAACATATTTGTCACCGAGTCGAGTTGCCGACAATACCTTTGTCTTCTCTCTACGTATTTCAGTTGCATTCATACGACATGGTGCTTCCATCGTAATCAATGCCAGAACCTGTAACATATGGTTCTGCAACATGTCTCTGACGACACCTGCACCCTCATAGTATTGTGACCGACCTTCACAACCGATAGTCTCGGTGGCATAGATCTGAACTTCTTCTATATACTCCCTGTTCCAAAGTGGTTCAAGAAGTATATTACCAAACCTTGTAGCAAGAATATTGTTGACAGTATCTTTACCAAGATAATGGTCAATGCGATATACTTGTTTTTCGCGTAGATGTCGCTGAACCACAGACTGTAGATGATCAGCAGATTTAAGATCGTACCCAAAGGGTTTCTCGATAACCACCCTAGAGTGGTCTGGGTCGTCAAGGAATCCTGCTTCTTTGAGATTGATGATAGCATTCTCATAGCGTTCTGGTGGTACGGATAGGAAGTAAGTTGTATCTGCACTCTCATCATGAAGATGATTCAGACTCTCTTGGTTGTCGAGATCACATGATACAAAGTCCAACCAATTACAGAACGCTTCTGGATAATCACCTAGATGATGTAACCAAGTCTCTTTGGTGTGTTCTCTACGAGACGCACCAACAATCAATATATTCTCAGGAAGAAGTTGTTTCTTCCACAACTCAAAGAGTGCAGGGATAAGTTTTCTTTTACAAAGGTCACCAGTTGCACCGAAGATGACGATGCGTCTAGTGAGCGGTTCCGTTTCCATTGTACTTGTCTGTTTCGTAGTAGTTATTCTCACCCTTTCGTATCCCGAAATAAATTGTGGATAGTACAAAGGGTATGCATAAGATCGCAATTGCATTACCGAACATTTTCCCAACCTTTATTGCAGTGTTGACATCCTTTGCCACCACATTTGTGACAAATCCAATAGATTTTATCTGACATCGTGCCCTCCGAACATTGCTCTCATTCCGTTTAAGACTCTGTTTGCGAATCGTCCAAGTTTTCTTGATCCGAATCGTTCGTACAGTGCCGTAGTGATAACAGGAGCGGGTACACCAAGATCCACAGCAGCGTGGACAGTCCAACGACCCTCACCAGAGTCTGATACTCCACCATCGAACTTGCTAAGCTCTCGATCGCTCCGTAGTACATCAGCGGTAAGATCAAGTAACCAACTCCCAACAACAGAACCGCGACGCCATAACTCAGCGACTTCAGCAACGTCAATATCATATTGATAATCTTCTGGATTCTCCATCGGAGCCACCTCAGCATCGCCCTCCTTAACATAAAACGACCCAAGATCAGCTTCATGCAGGATATTAAATCCTTCTGCGTATGCTTGCATGATTCCATATTCTACACCATTGTGAACCATTTTGACAAAGTGTCCTGCACCAGGTCCACCACAATGTAACCACCCATACTCGGCACTTGTGGCTCGACTCATAGGGTCAGTGCGAGAGGCAGATCCGATACCTGGTGCGAGTGCCCTAAAGATTGGAGCTGCAATGGATACTGCAGTATCTGAACCCCCAACCATAAGACAATATCCACGCTCCAAACCGTACACACCACCACTAGTGCCACAGTCAATATATTGGATCCCAAGTTTCTCAAGACGGAGTGCTCTCCTGCGGGAATCCTTAAAATTAGAATTGCCGTGATCAATAATAATATCGCCCTCGCCACAATAGCGTAAAAGCTCATTGAGAGTGTCCTCCACTGTTTCTGCTGGTACTACCATCATAAAGATTCCAGGTCCCCTTTCCTTCACGGTGGTACACAGGGATGCGATGTCAACAGTTACTCCATCAACATAACCTTTTTCAAAAGCCTCTTGAGCTTTATCGAAGTTACGACGATAACCCCAGACTTCAATACCACTCTTCATCATACGGCGAGACATACCCTCACCCATACGTCCGAGACCGATTAGACCTACTCTCATTTGATCATCTCCATTGCTTCCTTTAATTCCTGTGCGTGTTTGATTTCATCATTCAAAATTTTAATGATGTCTTGATCATTACTGTCTTCATATGCAAGATATTTAGCATATGTTTCTGCAGCATGTAATTCTATTTCGTAGGAGAGGTGGTAAGCAGACCTAGGAGCCAACCAATAATAAACCACGTTGACCCAATAGTAGATAAGTACAAGGTGTCTGGCGAAAAAGCGATCCACCCAATAAGAACTACCGCCCCGACTCTCCATGTGTTCCAGATGTTCTGTTTCGTTAAGTGTTTGAGCAAAATGTTCCTCCATTAGATAGATGTGTTCTGGGCCACGTAATCCTAATGACTCTCTTAAATGCAAAACACTTAAGAAAGCAAAGTAAGGTGCCCGAGCTATTTCCTCAAGCACCCAAAACCTTTGGAAGTGTCTCCCTTTATACAGGGAGTCTATGATACCGACCGTGAAATTTAAAAACCAACTATTAAGTTTCGTCATCTTCGTCGTGATCGTAGGTTAATCGACAATCCCAACAGTAGTCTTCTTCCCACTCTGGTTCATAAAGAGGACAAGGTTCCTCGAAGAGATGTTCCATCCTGAGTTGTTTAATACGCTCTCTAAGAGACTTGTAGAACTCTCTTTTTTGGTCTGCGTTCATTCGACGTGAACTGTTGCGATCATACCTGCACCCTTGTGGGGTCCACACCAGTAAGTATAGTCACCTGACTCTGGAAATTCAACAGTAAAGTCTTCACCTGGTAACATTGCCAGGGCTTCATGACCTAACTCTGGATGATCCTCCACGATCACGTTATGGGGAGGAAGCATGTTGTTGATAAAGTGGACTGATTCTCCAGCTGCAATGGTGACTTCTGAAGGTTCGAATACAAGGTTTCCTTCATATCCCATCTGTACATCTACTGCCCACGCAGGAGCACTGAAGAATAATGTAGCAAGAAGTGCGAAAAAGAACTTCATACTAATTTTTATAAACTACACTATCTATATCCTTCTTATTGACTTGTAACGAGGATTTGTCTTGACTTCCTGACTTACCATGTCACCAAATTCTGTTACACAATTACACCATTTCTTTCTTGCTTCGGGTGCTTTCAAATCTTTTTCTTGAAATAAAGAAAACCACACCCTCCAGAGGTCTGCACATTCGTCAGACTTCTTTTGAAGGTGTGGTTCTCGGTACAATTTACTTTCTAGGCTCGACTGCAGATACTACAGGTGGTTCTTCCTTTTTAGCTTTACCGTTTCCATTACCACCACCTGCTTTAGCAGGAGATAGTCCAAATGCGGCAAGCGATCCAGAGAACACTGATGCAATAAAGGTAGGGTCAAAATCAAGAATTTTTTGACCGTTTGGAAGTCTTACATAACTTGCAGTAAGAAGAGACGCGGACCAAATAAGTACAACGACTTTCACCAGATTACCAAGAACTTCACCTTTATCTTCATCATGGTCCTTCTCTTCTACCACAGCTTTGGATTTACCAAGCATGGGTATAGATCAGGGCGTAAGTATTTAGTTTGAACCTTGATAAACTGGTTGCATTAAACCTGAGTCTGGACCATTGTCATCATCATCAGAAACATCCTCACTCAATAGGGCTGCAAAGATAAACCCTCCTATGAGAGATGAAGCTATGAGTAACATGTCGTTCACCAGATACCTGGGATAATTTGACCTGTGGTTGCGTAACTACCCATTGCAGCGATCACTCCAATCATTGCTGCCCAACCATTAATTCTTTCTGCTTTTTCGTTCATTGTTTTTCCTCTTGTGTTTTGTTAGTAATGATAATTTTTTCACCATCATGGGTGAATTGTAACTCATCGTCAGGATCCCACAGTAACTCTTCATACAAATCATCGAGTCTTTGGATATCCTTCCACAGTGCATCTGGATCTGGCATAATAATCTTTACTTACTTCAAAGGTTTTCTTCCTGTTCGGAAAGAATCACACAATCACTGGTTGGATATGCGACACAGGTCAGAATGTATCCTTCTTCAATCTGATCATCATCCAGGAAGGATTGTTCCTCATTGTCTACAGTTCCACTGACAATCTTACCAGCACATGCAGAACATGCACCAGCCTTGCAGGAGTAAGGAAGGTCTACACCTGCCTCCTCAGCCGCCTCAAGAATGTACTGATCATCAGCACAATCAAAGGTGGTCTCTGTACCATCAGGAGTTTGGATTGTGATATTATAGTTCATTGATTAGTAAGTTTCGGATAATTGTTCTACAGAATACGCCAACAGAACAAAGAAGGCGATACTGGATATTGTAAAGATTGATGCGGTCATTGTCAACCTCTCAGTGTGAGATAAAACTTGGTTTCATCACCTGGAGTATTCTCGTAGATGGATGAGTCACCATAGATTTTGTGGTCTTTGTATCCTACCATACGACCCTTAGTGTTCTGCAGTGCAGGCATAAAGGCGATAAGGAAGAAAATTGCAGGAGCTCCGATGATAAGAGCACCAGCAATTACATAATAAGTAAGAAGTTCAATCATCAGAATCCGAAGGCTCCAAAGAAAAATACACTACCAGAAGTTGCATAGGATACAACTGCTGCAACGAAACCC